GCGAATTCCCGGCGTGAGGAAAATCGGATGATAAACGGTGAAGTCACTGAAAAAATCACCAATCTGCGTGATCTGCAATGCAAAGCAGAGATGCTGCAATCTGCGCTCGTGAAGTTGAGCGATCAGAATAATAGCGATGAGTTTCGCGTGGAATCGGAAAGCTCGCGAGTTCATTTGCGGATTGGCGCTGGCGATGCTGGAGCGCGCGCTCGGCTGAGATATTTGCTTCAGACCGAACTCGATATGGTCGAGGGCGATTTATTGGGACAGGCGAAGTTGTTACTGGAGATCTTGCAATGATTACATATCCGAAGATGCAAAATTTGTTCGAGCGCGACATGACCACGTTCAAATCGAACGGCGTTGTGCGCTGTCCAGAGTTTGAGATAGTGGATAAATGGTGGGTCGAAGAGAAGGTAGACGGAGCTGCATAATAATGCTTCTAGTATTCGAAAAGTGGAAAGATTTCCAGAAGCGCCTTTCTGTGGGCGAGAGGCGCTTCAACAAAAAAAAGAAGTTCGACCTCAAGGAAGGGCGAGCTGGGAATGCGGTTGATCCGCGCGGCATGACTCCGAAAGGATATGTGAAAGTTTGGTATACGCCCAGGACGTTTTGTGTCGATTGCGGACAAAATAAACTAGGCTTTACGACTGGATTGCGCGTGATGACAGAGCCGCAGCCATCTCTTCAGTTGGAGATGCTCGATGTGATCGCGTATTGGATTTGTCAACAATGCCACCTTGAAGAGCACTACGGCGGCGGCATTGTTGCGACCGACGACGATGGCGACGAGGGCGATAGCCGCGAGATCCGACGAGAGAAAAACATAATCGGGTGGGTGAAATCTGCGATTCTTCGCGGCGAGTCTCCGACGTTGTTTGACGGAAACATGAAGAAAGTCGAGGAACCTGAAAAATGGTTGAAGTGATCCAGGGACATTTCGGCGATTGCAGCTATTCTCCGAACTGGGTGCCAGACGCCCAGGTAATTCTCGATGACCTGGCAGAATCGCGCGGCAATGTGCAGAATCTGCTGTACAAACACGTGCCGAATGCAGCAGACCACGAGGCTGTACTGTTCCGAATCTTGCTTGTGATCAAGAAAGAACACAGAGAATCGGAGTGGCAAGACCTGATTTCCGTGGGCGATCAGCTTCAGTGCCTGGTAATTCACGCGAAGTTACTTGACCGGCACCGTAGCGTGACGGGTGAGCTGTTTGAAACGAAGGAAGCGATTGCGGTCCTTGAGCGATTGATGCCGGACGTATGGGCGCGCAAGACGATCCAGAAGAACAAGAAGGGTGAAGGGCAGAAGCTCGACCAGCTGGTAACAGGAGAACTGAAAGATGAAAATTGATGCTCTGAATTGGTTTTTGCTGTTGGGTAATACGATTATCGCCGGAATCAATTGGTATACGGCTTTGAAAAATGCCGACATGGCAGAGAAGAATCTGGAGTCAGCTCGCCAGCAATTGAACCGAACTTACTGGAGAGACTAATTGCTAGACGCCCGCGCACTGATTCGATCAGATGATTTTTCAGACGAGCGAAAGCTTGCTAAATTCCTGGCGGATTCAAATCGAGATGTGCGGAAATTCCTCCGGAACTACGCAAAGATCACTGATTTTGAAGGCAATGTCATCAATCTAGATTTCAACGTTTCACAAGCGAAACTGTATGCAGTAATCGAAACGATCTGGGTTAACGGCAAGCCTGTGCGCGTGATCGTGCTTAAGTCTCGGCAGTGCGGGATTTCGACAGCAAGCTCAGGACTGATATTCGGGCGGACGTTTACGAAGCCGAACACAAACTCGATGGTTATCGGGCACCACAAGGATGCCACCACAAACCTTTTTAATAAGTTCAGATATTTCTACGACAATTTGCCACAAGTTCTGAAAGACAATGTTCCGCTGATGCGAAGCAACAAGCAGGAGTTGTACTGTAAGATCTTGAACTGGCGCATTTCGATGGCGACCGCAGGCACGATTGCCGGTACAAGGTCGAACACAATTCAAAATTTGCTGTATACGGAAGCGGCTTTCTATGATGATTTCTTCGGCTTAAAGAAATCCACCGAAGCTGCGGTTCCGCGCTTGCCGGGTACGATTATCATTATTGAAACTACAGCTAATGGTTCGGATAACGATTACCACAAATTGTGGAAGATGGCTGAAGCTGGTGAGTCTGCGTACATTCCCCTGTTCTTGAAGTGGTTCGAAGATCCTCAGTATTCGGTTCCAGCGTTCCCGAATGCTGCCGCCCAGGACGAGGTACTCACGCCGCTGTTTGATAAGTACCCGGATCTACTTGAGCGGCAGAAAGACTTCAACCTGACGGCAGAACAGATCGCCTGGTACGGAATCATGCTTTCGCAATACTACGAAGGCGATGAACAGATCATGATGCAGGAGTTCCCCTGCACTCCGCAAGAGGCGTTCCTCTCCACTGGCAAGCCGGTTGTTCCGCAGAAGTTTACGCTCCAGATGTTACGCCGCGCAAAAGAAGGCAAACGGTATGATCCGACAATTCCATGGACCCGCCTGGACCAGCTGAAAGAAGATGCCAGCTTGCGCCCGAATCGCGACACGTATCTTGAGATTCACAAGCCGCCGCAGTCGGGAAGATTCTACCTAATCTCAGCGGACCCGGCGCAAGGTTTGGAGAATTCCGACTTCTCCTGCGCCCATATTTTTGATATTGCTTCTCGCTGCGTAGTGGCAACCCTGCATGGGCGAATCGAACTAGAGCCGTTTGCAGACATGATTGCGAAACTTGCTTACTGCTACAACATGGCTCTTGTCATGCCTGAAGTGGACGGACTTGGAGCGGGACTGCTTTCGTATCTAAAGCGCAAGTATCACCGTATATATCAACAGCGCAAGAAGGTTGGCTTTACAGAGCAGCTCACACAGAAACTCGGCTGGGAAACGTCGGTTGATACCAGAAAAGAAATCGTTGCTGCGATGCGCTTGATGATCTCGGAGCGCTGGGAAGATCCCGAACTAATTCCTGACAAGTGGATACTTGATGAACTTCTAACCTTTGTCAATCGCGACGGAAAACCGCAGGCTCAGAAGGGAGCCTATGACGACAGAGTAATGGCGCTGGCTGTCGGATGGCGAGGATGTATCGAGGAAATTGTCATGCGTCCGGAAATCTTGAAAAGTTTATCGACAGATACTATCGCGAATAGTAAGATAAAGCCGAGACTAACAATTGAAGACACGGTGAGATTGATCAAGCATCCAGACTATTACGGGCAGTCACTGCATGATCTTGCTGCAAACGAAATGAGAGGCCCGCTTTTCACAGAGGAACGAGAGCTATGGTAGGCGACGGATGGGATCAGGAAGAACTTCGCAGAATGGAAGAAGCAGAGAAAAAGCAGGTTGTTGTTGAAGCTGATGCTCAGCTTCCAGAGCCAGAGCACGAGCCTGAGCATGAATATGAAGAGCATGATTACGAGGCACCGCTTCCAATTGTTCCTCTTCCTCCCGATGAACTGGACGAAGAAGATCCGGTTGATCCTCCTGATGCAGACGCGCTCCGCCAACTAGGCGCCACCAGTTACGAAGAGCGTATCAGAAAGCTTCTTCCTGAAGAAACAGTAAACAAGATCGTAATAAAAGCGATGGGGCGCGGCGTTCCGTTCGAGCACTATATGCGCGAGACGTTTAGGCTCGGGCACGATATCGGCGGATTTGAGCCAACCGATTCCTCGGCAGAAAACACTGCAACCGATGATCCGGAAACAGAAGATCACCTGATTCTGAAATCGATAATGGACGAGAGTTCCTACGATCACTTCCTCAACATGGCACTGCAACGTCATGCGAGTATCAAGAAAATGTTCCAGGTCTCCAGTCACGCAGCATTCATCGAGCGGGAGATCTAGGTATGGAACCAGCGGTGGGGGCAGTCCTTCTGATATGTGCGTTTCTGACGCTTATGGCTGTGGGCGCGGCGACTTTTGCAGCCGCCGTTTCCTTCCTGGTGGTCTATAAGCTTGGCAAACAAATGGAACGCGAAGTGACAGAGCTGCCCCGCCGACTGGATAAAGCCATTCTGAAGACAGTCGAGATCTACGTAAAACCTTACAAAGAGTACATGGACGAACACGGAGAGGCGCTCGCGCAGCCGGTCTCGCCTGAGGAGTACTTAAATGACACGTCGGCTGAGGAAGGTAAGACATGGCTATACAGCTAGGAAGCACGGAACAGCAAGATCGAAAACTTGTTCCGCTTGAGGATGAACTTAAGTCGAGCGAGGTTCCGATCTGGAAGTTCGAAGGCTGCAAGAGCAAAGAAGAGTATGAAGAGAAGTTCGTCAGCCTGGTTGAGAGCTTGCTAAAAGAATCGAAGCGCAGATTCGAACCGATTAAGACGCGCTGGGCGCTGTCTGAAAAGCGCGTTGAAATGGAACAATCCACGGCACGCCCGAACCTGGTGACAATAGGCAGATCTGATTTACCGATGGTACCACAGGCGGTGGAAGAGTCGGTTGCCCTGGCGGTGGAAAGTTTACCCCGTGCTCAGGCTGCACCTAAGCAGAGCAGCCAGGAAGCGTTCGCTGGCGCCCTGAATTATTTTATGACCGAAGAATATGAGGCGAACGATTTCGATCTGGTTGTTGCTCGCGCCGTATTTGATGCAAAGCTATTTTCTGTGGGCTTCATCAAGCAGTCAATTGACATGAACCAGACTGGACCGTTCGGGCAGCCTGGGCGAATCATTTTCAAGAATGTTGACGCGCGCCACGTGTGGCCAGACCCCTACGCAAAGTCGTGGCGCTGGGAAGACATGCGCTATTTAATCGTTGCTGAGCCGATGGATCTCTCTGATATCCGGTCGCGCTACCCCGGTCCAGGGCACTTGGTCGGACCAGAAGGTGACGTGTCGACAACGGAAAGCTCGGAACTAAATTATTTTGCGCCAGTGATCGGCGATGATTACGTGATCGGTGAACGCCACCGGGCAACTGTGATAGAGTGCTGGCTGAAAGATGATCGCAAAATCTGGCAGCCGATGAAAGATCCTAAGACCGGCGAGGAGTACGTTGACGACACTGGAAAGCCGCTCGGCAAATGGGTGAAGAAGTACCCGCGCGGAAGGCTGATCGTAGTTTCAAATGGTGAGCTTCTTGTTGATGCTCAGAATCCTTTCAGACATTCGCAGCCACCATATACGGCGATACCGTCACGCATATCTCGCAAGCTCTTTGGCTATGGCGATGTTGAATTGATCGGACTCATCGAAGACAAGGTTAACCAGCTGCACAAAGATGCTCTGCGCAATCTGCGCGTGAATATGAACGTGCCCTGGGTTATCGATCACAACGCGTTCGATTCGCCTGATAAATTCCACATGCTTACAAATGATCCGGGCATGGTGCTTCCGGTTACTCCTGGGGCTCGTGTTGAGCGCCTCGTTCCCGGCGACCTCCCAGGCTCGCTGTTCAGCTTCGTCGATTGGCTCAAGAGTCAGTTCGATGACCTCCTGGGCGTTCAGCCTGTTCTTCGCGGACAGCTTGAGAAAGGCTCTCAACTCTCGGCGGATGCCGTGGAGAAATTGCAAGTTAGCTCTACTTCGAGAGTGCGCTTGAAGTCGAGATTGCTTGAGAATGCGCTGAAACATCTCGGACAATTACTGCAGTGGAATATCAGGCAGTTCTATCCTGATTCAATGAAGGTCGAAATGATCGATCCTCGCAGTGGCGACAAGAAGGAAATATTCTGGAACGCGGACGCCGCTCAGGCTGATTACGCTGTCGGCATCGAAGCTGGCTCAGCTCTTCCAGGAAGCAAGACATCGAAGCAAGATTCTGCGCGCCAGCTCTACAAGGACGGCGTTGTTGATCGTGAGTACGCGATTCGCATGATGGATCTGCCTGGCGCAGATGCGTTGATCGAGCGAATGAATAAGCGCGAGGAGTTCCTGGCGAAGCTCGGGATGATGGCGCAACTAACGCGTAAGAAGCCGCAAAGGAGAAATGCAGCATGAGCGCTACACCCCCGTCAGCACAAAATATTTTGTTTAGCCTGCTGTTGCAGTTCGGCTCAACGATAGGACAGGAGCGCATCCTGGCAAGCATTAGGGAAACGATCTCGAAGAACCAGGGGCAAGTTTTTAATAAGACGATTGCCGGGAATGCAACGAATGTGGCAGTTGACCTGAGCGCATATGTTGGAACTCTGAATTATCTTGTGATCACAGATCGCGGCGGCAAAGGATTCAAGATCAGTATGTCGAACACAGGGACAAAGATTCCCGTCGTCGCCGGTGGATATTTCTTTTATAAGCACGATGACGCAAACGTGCCCACTCCGCCGATATTTTATATAGACGCAACAAGCGCGACGGATGCGACCGATCTCGAAATAGCAATCGGCGGAAACACGACAAGTTAAACCGTCCACAATGTTTGCATTGTATACGGATTGAATTTATCAGCAATTTGCCAGACCATTGCGGTATTTACGACTGGATGTAGTAGCATGGTTTTTGACGCAGTTGCCGCAATGATGCAGAACCAACCCCCGCAGCGCCTCGCTGCGATGGCTTCTCCCACCCCGCAAAATCCGGGTGGCGGCGCGCAACCTCCGCTCGATCCTTTGATCGAAGGATTTAACGCCTGCATTGTGAGCTTAAAAAAGTTCGCTCAGGATGCGGCTCTTAACGGCGCAGAAGACATTTCGAATGAAGCTGAAACCATGGCGCTCCGCTTGAGCAAAAGAAAACTCAAGCGCCAGGAAACGTTTAACCAAGCCTATGCAGACATGCAAGGCAGTGTCATAGCAGCGCAGCAATAGGGTGATACATGAGCACAGCGAAGATAGCTTTCAATCCTAATAGCCGAGTCGAGATGCTTAAAGCGCTCGGCGACGGCGACATTTCCAAGGAAGTTTTTGACGAAGCCCTGGAAGAGGGCGAAGGTGACGATTCATTCCCGACTGGAGAACCAGGCAGTGAATCCAAACCAGAAGAAAAACCGGCGCAGGAAGCTCCTGCTAGTGAGGCTCCTGCTACTCCGCCGACTCCGCAGATCGATCTTGAAGAAGAGAGAAAAGCGTTAGCCGCTCAGAACGAAGCATATCTGCAAGAGATGCAGAAGTTCATGAAGAAGGAGATCGGTGCGTTAAAGCAGTCCGGTCAAGAGCAGCAACTTGGAGACGAAGAAGATCCGGTTGTGAAGCTCGAACGGCAATACAAGGAAGTTTCTGAGAATCTTGAGCGTTTGCAAAAACAGGCAGAGGAAGATCAAGCACGTCGCGCTCGTGAGAGTTTCGACAGTGCGGTTTCGAAACTGACTGAAAAATATTCAGACCTCGACGAGTATGTGGCGAAAGAAGATCGCGAGAGAGCGTTCAAGCAAGCGCTTGCTGCAAAGCAGTACGGCGTTAAATGGGAAGACGCGATTGTTCAAACGTACAAACTGAATTCGTTTGACAAGAAAATTTCCGCAGCCAAACAAGACGATTTATCACAAAAGCGCGAAGAGAAGCGACAGCAAAGCTTGCAGGCGGCAAGCGCTGTTTCGCCTGGCGGAAGCCAATTCCAACCGCCTGTACAGAAGCTAGATCCACGCAGCAAGACGTTTGAAAGCGATAGACGCAAAGCCGTGATGCGTGAACTAGGTGTGGGCTAAGGAGGCTCCAAATGGCAGTATCAGTAAATATTAACACGCTGAACGCCACCACTGATAAATTCTACATGGAAGAAATCCATGATCAGTTTTTTCTCAGTCGTGCGTTTCTCGTAAAGCTTAGATCCAGAGAAAAGCCAATTGATGGCGGAACCTCGATCCAGGTGCCGATTAAGTATCAGCAAAACACTAACACTGGAAGGTGGAACGGTGGCGATGATACTCTCGATACTATCGGTCAAGAGTTCGTCACTCAAGCGACTTTCAACTGGAAATTTCTCAAGACATCTATTCAGTTGCCTGAGACTAAGATTCTCCAGAATGCTGGAAAATCGAAGATCGTGGATCTGCTCGAAGCAGAATCCGAGAACGCTGTTGAATCACTCTCCGATCAGTTCGATATCGACTTGTATCTTGATGGTTCAGCAGACTCAAACGGTCGTCTAGGTATCGACGGTCTC